CAGAGTTGTAATAAGCAGTAGCGCCATTTGTCACCAAAAAAGTAGCCGACAAAGACTGTCCTGTGGACATTACGCTGTCCAAAGATGTGCCGCTATTTCCTCTGAAATTTACAGTGAAGTTTCCTGATGCGTTAGTTGTGAAATACAAGACAACTTGAGTCAATGCATCATAGTTAATTGTTCCTGTGGCTGCTGTTGCTGAAACATTTGCAGTCTCACGCATTTCTGTTACAAGAGTGTTTATAACAGTCAAGTTACCTATTGAAGTTGCTGTATTTCCAAGTCCAACCGTGGTATTGCCAATAGTGACAAAACCATTCAAAGCAGAGATGTTTCCTGAAACAGCAACATTACCTCCAACACTTACATTTGAAGTTACTTGCAATGTAGAGATATTTGCAGTGCCACTTACATTTGCACCAGTAATAATCACATTACCACTGCTGATAGTGACATTGGTAAGCGTCACATTACCAAGACTGGTAGTAGTATTGCCAAGATACAGAGCAGTATTGCCAAGCGTAATCGCAGTAGCAAAATTGGTATCTAGTTGCGATAACGGAATTGCCGCAGTCGCAGTACCGAAAATATTAGGAACAGCCATGTTAGAACCTCACTCTTAATTCATGTTCAAACTCAATTGTGTTGACAGTTAGCGCAGGGTCTGTGCTAGTGATTGTCAACCCCAAATACTTACCGTACTGCTGTGCGTCTGATTTGTACAAGGCATACCCTGAACTTGTCAACCACCCGATAATCTGTGAAGAATTATTCAACCAAGAAAGCGTGACACCTTGATTGTTGAACCAAGTCACTGTGTTGTTCAACACATAAAGAGGGCTTGAGCCACTCTCACTGTCAACAGTGACATTCAACGTACCACCAGTGGTAAGCGTTGCTTCTACACCAAATTTTAATGCTTGTTTGGTGCGAATAGGGTCTTTCATAGGAGACAAAGATGTCTGTATCTCAGAAGAGATATTTGCAGTTGCATCCCCGTACAGTCTGAAAAGAGCCGTATCTGTCACCCCGTACAGGTTAATCAAACCTCCCACGGGAGCAGAAGATACATACCGCAACGCACCCTGGCTAGTGACAAACCACTTTTTCTCAAAAAACACGCACTGTACAAACCTGTCTCCCGTGGTAGTGGGAAAGCTAGAAGTCAAGTAAAAATTAAAAGCAGCACACAGGATGTTGTTGAGCAAGACTTGACCCGCAGTGACAGGCTTGGTGAAGTCTATGTAAGGGAAAATACCATCTAGTTGGTCAGAAATCTTGCTCGTTGTTGAACCAACTAGGGCATACACCCCGTAGTTATTCATAAACAACACGGAGCGGAAGTAAGGGTAAACAGCATATTTCAGCTTACTACCTACAGACGCAGACACGTTTGTGTTTGTGAACAGGGTATCCCCTGTGTTTGTAATCCTGACATCAGAAAAGACGTTGATGCTGTCTTCTCCAAAAATGTACAGAAAGTTGTTGGCAGACACCATGTTTTGTATGTTGCCACGCAAGGTAGAGTCTGTAATTGTCTCTGCACCCGCAGAAAGAGAAGTGAAGTCAGTAGGGCTAGTGGCAGAGGAAAAGGTAACTGTACGACCTGTAGCCACCCACACACGACCAGAAAACGTAGAGACAGCAGCTATTTCTTCTAGATTGGGTACACCTATTACCGTGGCATTTGCGTTGCCAGTGGGAGTTGGAGGAGCCGCTATCGTGACAGTAGGCACACTTGTGAAGTTGTCACCCACATTTGACATGATGACTTGTGTGACTGCATTGCCAAACACGATAGCAGTGGCTGTGGCATTACCCCCTCCACCTCCAGTAATGGTGACGGCTGGAGCAGAAGCAGGGTTGTAGCCAGAACCACCGTTGGTCACTTGTATGAACAACGCACCCTTTTTAAAGGTAAGAACCTCGGCAATAGCAGTAGCTCCGCTACCACCACCACCTGTAATGGTCACAGTAGGTGCAGCGGTGTATCCACTACCACCTTCTGTAATAGAAATAGAAGACACCGCATTTGCCGTGATTGTGGACACAGCAATAGCTTGTACGCCATTTGTCTGGTTAGGTGCAGAGATAGTGACTGCTGGCGCAGAGGTGTAACCTGAACCTCTGTTTGTAAGCCCTATTTGACCTACACCGCCAACTTGTAGCAAGTCAGTGCTGTCCCAAGTAAAGAGTCCTTTGTTGGGGTCACCTATAAATACTTCCTCGTTTTTCCACTGTGCAATAGACACGTTGGCAGAAGAGAATGTACCTGTCACTCCTACATTGCCTACAGTGCCCGTATCTATGACAACGTACTGTCCTCTGCCATTCTCTTGGAAGGCCAACAAATAGTCAGACAAACCAAGATTGGTGTTTGTAAGGGTAGAGACTGTGTTACCAAAAGAAATGGCATTGCTACCACCATCTTTAACCGTGACTTGAGCGGGAACAATCTTGATGTTGCCAAACCCGATAGGCATGGCATTTTCTATCCACGCAAACTCTTCTTCATCAATAGCTGTTCTGTTAGCCTTGGTATTCAGGCCTTTGAAATTCTTATAGACAGCATAAGATTTCTTTTGTTCTGCGGAGGCCATGATTAGAACGTGCTGTAGGGGTCAGGGATTCTGCGTGTGTACACAGAGTTCAACACCGCTTGAACTTGCTTGGCATATTCTTGTTTGTATATTTCAGCTTCCCCGTAACTTTGTTCTTTGTACTTGGCCTTGTAAGCCGCATAGAAAGCTACAGGTGTTGTGTAGGGGTCTTGTATCTGGTCATTAACGTTGGGCGTGTTCAAGCTCAATGCTGTCGGCAAGATAGTGCTATCTATCTCCACCACATAGGCTTGGTCTGGAACAGGGCCGATATAAATAGTGTTTTGACCATAAACAGAGAAACACACAGGTCTGCCTACATAGTTTTGCCAGTAGCGTAACTGTGCATTAAAGTTTGACCAGGGCAAGTACCGCAAAGGAATGCGGCTGTTTCCCCAGTAAATGTTGACGTTCAAAATGTCTAGTGTCGTGCCCGTGGCAATATTGGCATAGGGGATAATTTCCGCAGGGCCAGAATACTGCAATGTGGCAGTGCCATCTGTGAATGGAGTAGAAGGCGGGAAAGTGTAGCCAGAAGCGGGATAAGGTGGAGGTGTAGTGCTAAGAACACCACTGACGGTCACCTCATAGATAAAGATATTGTTAAAAATAAACTGACCAGCAGTAACAGTAGCACCCGCAGTCCATACGGTTGCGGGTACGCCTGTGCTAGAAATTGGGGTGGCAGTAATTTGAAGGGTGCGTAAGCACCCAGTATCTCTCGCTACTCGCTCACGGGCATCGTTGATGTAGTCCGTTAGCTCCGAGGTAGACCAGAAGACAGAGTTTGCATCATGCAATAACCGCTGTACTTCCGTGATGTAGGAAGAGAGAGTTGCCATGTTACCTTCATGTTATGCAACCCTCTGATTGGACTTTCCCCCAACGGATTTCTCAATCCGTAAGGGTACTACGCCAACTGCCGAGGGTAACGAGCAGTTCTTTTGTGGATACTCTTCAGAGATTTGTAATCTTTTGAATTTTTCCGTTGCTTCTTCAAGTTCGCTGTGAAGTCGTATCAAGCCCAACTGGACAAGATACTTCTCCTTATCCTCATCTCCATAACCTAACATGTGCCTAGCGGCAGGTACAGTTAACTGAACTGTCTTGCCAATAGGAAAGTCATAACCGACATAGTTGTACTCAGCGTACAGGTCTTTATCGGTATGGTTGGTTACATAAACAAGGTCGGTCATAGTGTTACAACGTCACCGTACACTGCGATGTCAACTGTGTTGTTTGCGGCAGCGGCTGTATTGACACACACAAACAAAGAACCAGAATAGATTGTTGTGGCAGTGTTTGCCGTCAACCCTAAATCCTGATACTTTGTCGTTGCTGTGATATTTGCCAAAACAACTGCGTTTGAAACTGCGTTTGCTACGACACCATCATTGCTGTTAATGATAGTGACGTTGGCAGCGGCAACACTTCCATTGGCATTTTGGACAGTAATACGGCGAACAATGTAGTTTGTACCGATTGTTGGAATAGTTGCAACGGCATTACCTGTGCTTCCCAAACCTACGGGAGCAGAGGTGTGTCCAATCAAAATATTACCAAAACTATCAGGATACAGTGCACCTACATGATTCGAGTTCATACTGTCTCCTTAGCTTGTGTAAGTGCTGTTTGCGTTGATACCACCATTGATGGTCAAAGCAGTGGCAGCACCTGCGCCAGCAATAATTGACTGTGCAAATATGTTCACGCCATCAGACAAAATCATGCCGCCAGTGTTATTGGCAAGCAGAGTTGTG